TCTTGTTTTCTATATCCATTCCGATTGAATAGATTTCAATATTCGCCCCCCCCGAACTATTCAGAGAGTTAGCACCCTTGAAGTAAGAACCATTCCCACTATCAAAAAGCGCCCAAACTGTCATTTTTTTAATGATCAATACCTCCTATCCTTCATACCCGCAGGATACACAAAGCATCTGCCTGTTGCTCCCTCAAAGATGCGACTTGATAGAGCACCATTCTCAAAATCGTCTGAGTAAAGCTCTTTAATCTCCTCACTGCTCAGATTCGTATTGATAATCGTATTGGTCCGATTATCCAGGATCTTGAACAATATCTGATGTGCCCACTCGTTCCGCTTCGTGTCAGCCTTACGACTCTCTTTCCCAAGGTCATCCAAAAAGAGGAAATCAACCTCAGACAGTAGCTTGACCATCTTCGCTTCTGAGAAACCATTGTCAAACTCAAAGCTTTCTCTAATCTTGTCGAACAAGGTCACAACTGAAACAAAGAGCACGCTTTTCGGTTCATCATAAGACTTAAATTGCTCATTGAGAAACCGAGCAAAACCATATGTCAGATGACTCTTACCAACACCAGACGGACCAGTGATGATAGCATTCCCAGTCTCACCTTTGGCATAGCAACGTTCCAAACGTTTCACAAAATTCATAGCATTTTCGTCGATGTCAACTCGAATTTCATAATCATGTAGTGACTTACTTGCCAGCTTGCTTGAAACGATGCTATCACGAGCAAAGACCTCATAAGTATCCGATAGCTTGCTTTTAACCTCAGATTCCATATTCAGTTGCTTTTCAAATCGTCGGATGTTCTCTTTCTCGCACTCAGGACATTGACTGATTTCCTCGACCTTGCCCTTGATGGGAATCTTAACAGACCAAAGATGGCATCCATGGATTTCACAGACATCATCAAGAACCGTTCTAGTTTTGAATTGTTTAAACTGCTTCATCTAAAATCCTAGCCTTTCGTCTGTTTTCTTTTCACGCTTCACAACATTTCCTTGATTTAAATAACCGTCGAACTTCGTTCCAAAGAGAGTTTCTGGTCTCAAATATTTCGCATACTTCGTACCTGACCAATCCTTAACCATGTTATCAATCACCTGTTTAAAGTCATCTAGTCGATATCCTTCAGACCATCTAGCCTTAATCAGAGATCTGTTCTTCTGAACATTATCTCTATAATTCTTTCCAGTCTTTGAATTGAGATAATCGATAATTTCTTTGTAAGGAATATTATCTATACTACCCTTACCTATACTACCCTTACCTATACTATGCGGACATTTGTCCGTCACTTGTCCGTCAACTGCCTGACCTTCTTCAGTAAGCTCTAGAACTACCTTCCCAGGCTCAACCAATCTACTTCCATCAACTTCTAATCCAAGTTGTTGAATAGCTAAATTCCTGTGTATACTAGGCTTGTGTCTATCTGGTCTAATTTTATTTTGTTCGTTGAAATCCGTAATGAAATAGACCATGTCTTGATTAAGTGGTTTTATAAACTGCTTGATAACTAATAGGCCCAAACTGTCCTCACTGGCACCAATCATTCTAACGACTGGAAATGCTTCGACAATTCCGTCATCATCTGAATTGATGACTAAATGAACATACAATGCCTGAGTTTCAAGTGGCAGTCTTAAAAATTTTTGTGTTTGCATTATGGTCTTGCTGACCATTCTTCTTTCTGCCATCTACCCCTCCACACTTGAAAATTTTGTGTACTCTTTGTGAAAATACAACTTCACTGTTCCGAGACTACCATGCCGATTCTTTTCCAGGATCAGTTCTGTTACGTTGTTTGCTTCTTGACTGTCTGCCTGTTCCTTCTGATAGTAGGCATCACGATACAAGAATGCTACAATATCAGCATCTTGCTCAATAGAGCCAGACTCTCGCAAGTCTGCCAGCATCGGGCGCTTATCTTGTCTCTGCTCAACCGCCCGGCTCAACTGTGACAGGGCAATGACAGGTACTTTCAAATCCTTAGCTAGTATCTTCAATTCTCTAGAAATCTCAGAAACTACCTGCTGTCGATTCTCACCTTTTGACCCAGTGATCAATTGCAAGTAGTCAATGATAATGACTCCAAGACCTCCCATTTCCTGGGCAAGCTTTCGAGCCTTTGACCGTATCTCAGAGATGCGAATACCAGCCGTATCATCAACGAAAATAGGGGCATCATAGAGATTTCCTTGAGCATGCACTAGCCTACTCCATTCCTCAACACTCAGATTTCCAGTTTTTAGATGATACCCTTCTACCATTCCCTCGGATGCTAACATCCGCTCGATCAAGCTTTCCGCCCCCATCTCAAGCGAGAAAATAGCAACAGGCTTTTTCTCTTTCACAGCGATGTACTGAGCGATATTCAGAGCTAGCGCCGTCTTACCCATAGCAGGACGAGCAGCAAGGATAATGAGATTATCCTCATGAAGACCAGTCGTAATATTGTCCAGTCCAACGAATCCAGTAGATAGACCAGTGACCACTCCATCTGTCTGTGAGCGAGTCTCGACCATCTGCATGTGAGTATCAAGGATATCAGCCACATTACGAAATCCAGTACTCGTATTTTGATTGCTGATGTCAAGCATAGACTTTTCAGTCTTTGCGATGATGTCATCAATGGACACATCGCCTTGATAAGCGCTAGAGAGGGAGTCAGATAGGTCCGCTATCATCTTTCTGAGCGTGGCCTTTTCTTTCACAAGCTTTGCGTAGTGCTCCACATTTTTTGAAGTTGGTGTTGAATTTACCAACTCGACAACATAGTTTAAACCACCAATTTCTTTAATCTGCCCTTGATTAGTAAGAGCTGACACCATAGTGGTAGCATCGATTGGCTCGCCTTTTTCAAGTAGAGACAGCATGGTTTTAAACACTATCTTATTTGCAGGCTTGTAGAAATCATCTGGAACCAATTCATCAGCTAGATAGATAAGGGAATCAGGTGAGATGAAGACAGCCCCAAGAACAGACTGTTCTGCGACTAGATCATGAGGTAATATTCTAAATTCTTCACTCATGCACTATTCCCCCAATACTTATCCAAATCAACATTCATCACCGCAGCGAGATTCTTTTGCTCGGTCAAAATTTGACGACGATAAGGGGCAAGGCCAGCTTGTCGTTCTTCCTCATTTTTTGGAAGATAATATCCGCTCGGTTGTGTCTTCTTCGCTACAATCGGATGCTTGAAATTCACTCGCAAGCTTTCAACAATCATTTCAAGGCTTCTTTTAGACAACGAAAATTCCTTTCGAATAGTGACTGAACGTACAGGATTTTCAAATGAGCCATGATTGACAATATAATTCAATACATTTGCCTCTAGCTGATCCATATCTCTACTAACTGTCATATCTCACCCTCTCAAATTTCTAGGCGCTGGCAATCCAACCAATTCAGGTTTCAATCCTTCTGGTCGCTCGTTGTCAAATGTGAACCCTGCGAATGGTCTTCGGATGTTCTCACGGATTGCTCTGTGTTCCGCTGTTTGTCCTAAAGCATAAGCTTCTTGACTCGCTCGGATGATGTCTGCATCATGCTGCTGTTGCATTTTCTTTTCTTCGGATTTTTTCAAGTCGATGTTGTATGTGTGGATACCCGCTCCAAGAAATCCGAGTAGCAGCGCACCAACCCCCAAGAGTTGACTTGTTAATGACGGTTCAATCATTTTACATTCTCCTTTTCTTTGTAGATTGCTACGATTTTTTCAAGATCAGCAATACGCTGATTGGCATTTTGAAGCTTTTCTTGCGTTTCAATCAGTGATCGATTGAGATCTAAAGCAACTTCTTTCCAGTCAATATTAGTTTCTTCTACATCTTCCGAAAAATAGTTCATAATTTTTGCTAGTAATTTCATGTTATCCTCTCTTCGCTAACTGACTTTGAAATCGTAGTACATCGTTCAAGTCGTACAAGCACTTACCACCTTTAACATTCTGTTGATAGCTGAACTTGCCTTGATCTCGAAAATCCTCGATTCGCTTTCTGCCCCAACCAGTGGCTTGCATGACTTCTTTGATTGGGACCATGCTAATCTGCCTTGAGACTTGTCTTTTAGCCTCTTTCAAAGCTTCGATATTAAGCTTCACAAGGTCTTGAAAGAGTTCGTTTTTGAAATCTTCACCGAATAACTCCAAAGCCATTTGCTATTTCCTCGCTTTCTGTGTTATAATTCAGTTAGTTTTTTTTGATAAGCGCCTGATTACCGTCAGGTGCTTTTTTTGTTTACAAAGTATTGCTTTCCATAGCTCTGAGTTCAATCTCATGGCTGACTTGTTTTAATAGCTTCTCACACGCTATTTTTGCTTCTCTGTACGTTTTAGATTCGCTGATGAAGTAATCAGCAAATTCAATGATCTTATCTTCCAATCTAACCTCCTATATCGGTCTCAAGACCGATGAAATTCCCTCTTAATTTGATATAATAAATCCGACTAGGACCTCTCACTGTTTTAGTCAAAAAATCAATAGAAAGGAGAATACTATGGAATTGATTATTAATACTGGGATCCCTCAAGATCAGGTAACAAAAATTGTTCACGAAAAAGGCCCCGGACATGTGTATGTTGAATTACTCTACCCGAATGGTCTAACAGTAAATTGCGAAATGTTTCCAGACGGGACAATTGACGTAGATAGTAATAAACCGCTTCGTCTTGAACCAGACGGAACTTATACACCAGTAATGGACTGACCCTTGATAGTGATCTTACTGCAACTAAGAATGATGCTTGAACTATCTAATTTAATATTACATGCCTTGATACCAACACTGTTTAAAATTTGTGTTTCAAGGTTTTTTCTTTTCCCGCTATACGGATATCGTTTTGGTTTCATTGTCTTCCTCCTACTCTCCTAAATCAACCCAGCTTTCGTCGATGCCCAGGACATCACATACTCGGTTTTTTAATCTATCGCTGCCTTTACCATATTTCAGTAATTCTGAAATGGTTGGTTTCTTTACTCCACAAGCACGAGCAAGGTGTGTTTGTGTCATTCCTTCTGAATTCAATTTGTCTTTGACAAGCTGAATCCATTTTTGATGTTGTTGGCTCATATATTTTCCTTTCTATTTCTTTTCTGCTTTTTTTAAAACTTTCAAAAGTATTGACATCCCGTTAACTAATCCAGCTAGATACCCTCGTCCATAATCAGTAGCTAGGAATTCCAATAATTCGAATATTTCTTTTTCCTCCATCCCTGACCTCCTTTTTAAAAAATTATCTAAAAAGTTAGCTAATCTCTTGACTTTATTTAAAACTAGTCTTAAAATAAAGACATAGAGAAAAGACCTACTAAAAAGTAAGGTTTACCTATTCAAAACGGGCACCAATCAGTTTTT